GATCCACGAACCGAACCTGCTCCTTCTTGATCCCACACCCAGCAATCAACCGGTGCAGGTTTACACCACCAAGCGCTGCCGACTCGTCCGTATGTAGATACAGGATCGCGTCAGGATCCTCAGACGCGAACACGCCAAACGCTAGGAGATTCTCGCCCCACGATTTACGCGGCGGCGTGCGACCCTTATTCGCACTATTCATCATCACCACGAACGCGCTCGGATCATCAATGCCCATGATCTCGCGACCCGTCACATCACGACCGGCAGCATCCTTGAATGATTCTGTCGGCTTGAAGACGCGCTCATCAAGAGCATGCGGAACATACAAGTGGTCTAGCCCGTCGAGCGTCATCATCTCCGCACCAAACTTACTCATGGCAATCGGCATGACATTCGGACGAAGCAGCCACTCCGTCACTTCGGGCGGAGTCGGCTTGTGATCAATCGGACACCACGCAGCAATCTTCGGGATCTGCGCAATGCTCGGATTCTTCAACGCCCACACATCAAACAATGCGACGACCAGACTCGGCAAGTCTGATCCACTCGCCCAATGATCAGAATGCGCCTTCAAGATATCGTCCGAGTATTGCGTCACGCCCGTCGGATAAATCTTGATTCCATTCCAATCCGTAGACGAACCAGACAGGCCATAGTTACAAGCAACGGCGACCTCGTGTCCATCATGCGCCATCCGCTCAATCACCTGCGCAGTCTGCACGCCATACCCCGTAGGAACAAACGGAGAATTACTATTCCATAGAATGCGTTGCGGCGTCACTCTAGGCACGCTCGGTGCGTGCTTCGCTGCTTGTCTGCGCTGTGCGCGATTCGCCACTAGGTTCCCTCCAAATAGAAACGGGCCGCCCCATCATAACGATGAGACGGCCCGAATACTACTAGGAGCTACGAAGCAGCGCCGGCGAAGTACTTGATGTGCGACGTCTGCGGCAGGTTGCCATCGACGCGCATCGAAGCGCGGAACGTGACGAGATCCGCGTTGAACGCGAAGTCGTCGGAGCGGTCGATGCGGATACCGCCAACCGTGCGCACGTAGTACGACGGCAGGTGGCCACACAGAACGCTCTTCGCACCCGTACCAGCCGAAGCCATGTGCGGGTTCTCGTAGACCGGACGACCGAGAAGCAGGTCGTTGTTGTTAGCGTCCAGCGCGGGGCTGAACACGTAGTTACCAGCGGTGTCCTTGAGCTTGCGCATGGCACCGATCGAAGCACCGTTGGCCATGAAGCCGACACCCGGCAGGAGCCGAGCAGCGCCATCGAGGCTGTAGTGCAGGTCGATCAGGTTGTCAGCGGTGAAGGCACCGGAGACGCCCGTGCCACCCGTGATGCCCGAACCAGCGGCGGTCACGATGCCAGTCGGAGCGGTCGTGCCAGCACCCGTGGTGAGCGCAGCCTGAACGTTGAAGCCGAGGCCGTTGCCGATCTGCTCCGCCAGGAACGCGGTGATGTCCACGCCGGCGTCCTCGATCAGCTCGCGGGAGAGTTGAATGATGAAGCCGTACTTGAATGCGCCGAGCGTCGTGAACGAGTTGAACGCCGGATCAGACTCGCTGAAGTTGGCGCCCTGAGCGGTGACGGTGCCCGAGGTGCTGTAGGTTCCGAGGGACGGAATCTGCAGGTTCTCGCCACCGGCCGTGTTCAGCACGGTCGGAACGTCGAGCATCGGACCGACGAGACGGGCGCGCATGATCACCATGTCGTAGAACGACGTGGGGACGGGCGAGCCGGTCGAGCTCGTCAGGATGTCGCGCTTCTGGAAGTCGAACGAACGAACCTCGCCACGAGCGAGCTTACGGATCGCCTCAGCGTCCGTATCCTCGCCGGCCGGAACTTCGTCCGTGCGGATCTCAGCAGCAACGGCGTCGAGACGCGCGGCGCGCTCCTCGTCAGCCTTGAGCTGCTCGATCACCTGAGCGCGCGTGTCGAGATCGGCGCTGATGCGATCGTACTTCTCCTGCTCCTCGCCAGTCAGGTCGCGGTTCTCTGCGCCTGCCGTATCGAGAATCTGCTTCGCCTCATGCCACGCGGCCTGGCGAAGATCGTGCTGTCGCTTGATGTACTCCGACATGATCTACACCCCTTTCAAGGGTAACGGTTGTGTACTGCTACCGGCCGCGGCTCCGCGAATCCGAATACGCCTGCGGCTCCGCAAGCGCACACATAGAATAACGCACCAGAATAAGCGTTATAGATTCGCTAGACGCGAGCGATGAGCAAGTCAAGCTGCTTCTGCTTCAACGCGAGCGACGCAGCAACGTCGTCACGCTCAGAACGCAGACGACCAATCGCAGTGTCAAGCACTTCAGCGAGATCCGGCGAGAGCGTCTCGCCCTTCTCCAGCGCATCAATCGCAGCATTCAACTTGTCCGACTCGAGGCCGGTAGCCTCTACCAGACCGTCAAGGCTACGAACGCTCGCCGTCGTCGCCTCGTAAGCCGGGAAGCCCGTCACAACGGAGACCTCATGCAAGCGGACCTCGCGGAGTTCGCGAGTCTGACCATCAGCACTCCACGAATCACCACCACTCGGAACGCTAAAGCCGAACGACATGTCAGCAACGTCGCCACGCTTGATCAGGTACGCCATATCGCGACCAGCCGTCGTATCAGGAAGATCCGCCTCAACACGCAAGCCGTGAGAATCCTCAGACAGACGCAGCGTACCGGCACGCTTCGACGCGAGCACCTGCGTCGTATCGTGATTCACGAACATCTTGATCTCATTACGCGAACGCAGTGACCGCGAGAATGCACCAGGCTGAATGCGCTCAATGAACGGCAATGGCTGCGAATCAGAATTGAAAACGGCGCCATACCCAACAAATGTCATGCCAGCGCCATCACTCGCCTCGCGCAGCTCGAACTCATTGACACAGACGCGACGAGTTTCCACACCATTCTCCATAAGAAATAGGTTAGCACTAGGCACGCTCATGCCACGAGACCGAACGAGCTCCTCATTCCGGATCTCCTCAGCCTTCGCATCAAACCATGCGATAGCCGCGTCAGGATGCACGGGATCGATTCCCCAAAGATAGAACGCAACAGCACCAGCTCCGGGGAACTCCTTGAGCTCTGGATCAGTATTCTGATCGGCCTCAAGATCAATCATGTGACGAGCCGCCCACGCAGACACGCGCACAACCTTGTCTTCACTGATCTGACCATCAGCCATCAATCGTGCTTCACGAATGGTGCGCTCGACCAGACCATCGCCACCAAGACCAGCCTCGTAATACTCAACACCGCGAGCAGCAGCATCGCGGATATACTCGGGCAGCGTAAGATCGACGGCGCGCTCCTCAGTACGCTCAACCATCTGCGGCAACTCCTCAGGATCAACCGCGCCAGGCTCTAGCGTCGTGATACCAAGTCGCGCATACTCGGCTCGGACATCAGGATTATTCTCGATCGCTAGTTCGATATTCCAAACGTCGAGAAGATCCTTTACCGTGTCGCTCTTGTAAGCGACCTCTGGCATTGCAGAATCACGCATATAGAGGTATTCGGGATCGATGTCCACAGCCTCGAGCTGGGCGATTGTCTCTTCGCGGCGGCGCTCGCGACGCGCCGTCACAATCAGCACCTCGCCCTCATACTCATCCACAAACTTGACGACATTCTCAATTGGCGAACCGTCAGCTCGGAATAGCGTGTCGTCAATATCTACGACAATTGCCGACGGCCCATCAAGGTTGCGCTCTCCACCCGGTTCCATATCCTCCGCGAGCGATACGGCGACCATCTGATCAATAGCGTCCTGCTTCGACTCGTGACAACCAATCGTCGTCAGGGACCCATCAGTCTCCTCCTTGACGGTCGCCCACCCGGAGCAATCAGGCTGCGTATCTGTGATGAAATAAGGCATCCTTACTCCATGATCTGAATCATCAGACTAATTTCTCTTGACGCGCTCGAGATTCCCCACAGAGACTCGTTCGGATTGAGTGTAATGTTGCGCTCATCATTCGCGTCAAGATGAATGCCATTATCGGCAGTCACGGATTCGTTACCAAGATAGATGCGACCACCCGCATCATTATGAATGCAAACCCGCTGCGACTGATTCCGCGCAGACACGATCTGTTGCCGAGTCTGATTCAGCGTAATGCGATTCGTGAAGATTGTCATGCTTCCTCCACCTGATACGCGGACGCGGGATCAGCAGGATCAATCTGAGCGATGCCCTGTAGCTGCACGGACGGAACGCCCGTGTGCTGAATCATCGGCAAGCCAAGCGCCTCGAGTACGGCATTCGGATCGAAGCCCGAATTGATGAGGCGCTGCGCGATCGAACTCTTCTTGTCAAGTTCCGTCAAGTTCGACGCGGCAAGATCCACATTCGCAAGCGGCACGCGATTCACATCGCCACCCTCTACCGGTGGGAGATCCTCATAACGGCGAACATCATTTACGCTGAAGAAGCCTGCCTGCAAGCCCGTCGAGAATGCCGCATACCGAGAAGCAGTATCGCCACGTAGCAAGCCATTGACATTGAAGGATAGGAATGCGACACCTGGTAGCAGGCGTGAATACGAATCCTCAATCTTCACGATGTACGGGCGCAGGGTATGCGTCACAAACTGAATGCCGTTCTGCTCAACGCTGGCATACGACATGGCGCCAGGCGTCGTCACACCAATCATCGAAGGCGGGCAACGGAATGTCCGCGCGATCTCCTCAACCGAGAACTGGCGAGACTCGAGCATCTGCGCCTCATTCGGCTCAACACTCGTCTTCGTAAACTTTGCGCCACCAAACAAAACACCCGGACGATGCGAACGACGAACGCTACGATGCTGCGCCTCGAACGAGTCGGCAAGATCCTTCGCCTGTTCACGCGTCAAGTTTCCCGGATACTCAATCAGTCCGCCAACCGTCGAACCCTGACCGAAGAAGAGTTGTGCGAACGAATCAAGCGCCTTCGAGAGTCCGAGCGTATCCTTCACGAGATCGATCCTCGAGCGACCACGCAACTCGCCAGGCATACGAAGCTCGGTAATGTGAATCATGTCCTCGTATGACACGACCTCGCGCCCATTACCAACGACATACTCTGGCCGGCGCGTCACCTTATTTAGTTGAATCTCAACGCTTCGCGGATTCAACACAGCCAAACCAGCGACGCCCTGATCGTCGCGCAGAATGCGCGTGAACGAATTACCATTGATCAAGAGCGAGACCAGCACCTGCTGGAAATGCTCGGTCCGCGAAACGCCAACCTCAGGAAAGTCAAGCCAGGCGGGGCGCGGACGATACGGCGTCCGCGTACCATCACGCCGAATGAACGAATCGACAGGCAGCGTCGAGATGCTATCCGCAATCAACCGGACACACGCATAGACAACTCCGAGCTTCAGCGACTCGTCTTGATTCATCGTCACGCCAGCCGGCGTCGTCAAAGCAAGATCATCACCAGCACCCCAAAGACTCTGGAAACTGATCGCGCGCTCCTCAACAGAGTCCTGCGCTACGTTGAAGATTCTACTGAGCACTAGACCTCTCGGCTGCGATTGCGAACACTAGGAGAAAAACACCGAACGCGATGAGGCCAGCAGGCGCATAGACGAGTCCAGCACCGACGCTAACTAGCAGCGCGCCAATGAGTTCCATTAGCAGTATTGTAGCCGCCCATTTAGACACTAAAGAACCCCGGCACGATAGCCTCCTCTGATTGGATAACCGCACCATACGTTGCCATCACCGAAGCCACAAGAGCATCGATACGTTGGCGTTGTCTCATCTTACTGATCTTCCACCCGCGGTCCGTCATCTGCGCCGCCGTATGCAGTACATGGCTCGCGTACTCGGCATCATCTCCGGCGTGGCGGATCTGCTCTTCACCGAGCATCGCGTAGAACGTCTGGTACGCATCAGCCATTGTCGCGCTGTTCTGCGGCATCGTCACCATGATCAAGCCTTCATTGTCTAGTGTCTGCGCGGAACGCTCAAAGAAACGCGGATC